CTGGACCACAACGATATCAATCCAGATGAACTACACAGACTTTTCTATGTTGCTGTAACACGCGCAAAGAAATCTTTGCATATATTAGAACCAAGAAATTACGAGAGGAGTTACGTACTATAATGGGCTACAAAGATAAAGAAGACGGAAGAAAACAAAACATTGCGTATCTAAACACTGAGAGTGGTTTTATGATTTCAAAGTGGAACGACATCAAAAAAAGAGTGAATAAAAAAAACAAGATGGCAGAGTCTAACGGAGATTATAAGAAATCTTCTGGATCACGTAAGTGCGCAAGACTAGAGCACACACTAACTAAAGAACAGTTTTTTAGAGCGTGGGAAGAACACAAATTAAAGTATGGTTGGACTTGTTATTATACAGGCAAACCTTTTAAGATAGGTAGAAAGCTAGCAGTGAAAGGAGCGAAGAAAAGACATTCAACGCCACCAGACTTATTATCTGTTGATCGTTTTGATCCGGACATTGGTTACACAGAAGATAACATCGTGTTTTGTCGTTGGGATGCCAACGATGAAAAAGGTTCCATAACAATAAACATGTGCAAAACTATTTACAGAAAATACTTAGAGAGAATAGCACGACCAAGTAGAAAGCTGTATTCACAGGGTGGGCCTGTGACAAGCCTGGACTATGGTTTATGGGGAAGTGCTAACATTAGAAGAATAGAAAAACAAATAAAGGAGATGTATGAAGAAAAATGATCCAGTAAACTTTCCATCACACTACAACAAAGGTGATATCGGTTGCATTGATGCAATTAAGTCTTGCCAGGGTGATGGTTTCAAATACTATTGTCAAGGTTCAGCGATTAAATACATTTGGCGTCATGAGCACAAAGGCAAACCAATAGAAGATTTAGACAAAGCCATTTGGTTTCTGAACAAACTAAAGGAAGAATATAAGTGAGAACATTACAGCAACCACTTTTTACACCAGAGACAGAGTGGGTGCCACCAGAGAGACTACCAGATTTGTCTCAGCACGCAGAGATTGCGATTGACTTAGAGACGAGAGATCCGAACCTGCTCACAATGGGATCAGGTGCGGTAAGAAGAGACGGGGAGATAGTCGGCATAGCCGTTGCGGTCGAGGGGTGGTCCGGCTATTTTCCTATAGCGCACGAAGGTGGGGGCAACATGGATCGAGGATTAGTCCTGGATTGGTTTGAAGAACTTTTAAACACTACCTCTACAAAAATATTTCACAATGCAATGTACGATGTGTCATGGATTAGGTCACTTGGATTTCATATTAATGGTGGCATCATTGACACAATGATTGCTGCAAGTTTGATTGATGAAAACAGATTTAGTTACACACTAGACTCTATTGGTAAAGATTATATAGGCATGCGTAAGAATGAAAAACTTTTACAAGATGCTGCAAAAGACTTTGGCGTCAATCCAAAAGCAGAGATGTGGAGACTACCTGCACCGTTTGTAGGTGAGTATGCGGAAAAAGATGCAGAGATGACACTGAAGTTATGGCATGCACTACAGCATGAGATTACAAAACAAGACCTGTGGGATGTGTTTGACCTGGAGTCTAATTTGTTTCCATGTTTGGTCGATATGAAATTTCAAGGTGTACGTGTTGACGTGCAAAAAGCCATGTCTGTCAAAGCACAGCTACAGGACACAGAGAAAAATTTATTACGTGATATAAATAAGATTGCAGGTTTTGATGTAGAGATCTGGGCTGCTGCATCTATTGCCAAAGCGTTTGAAAAAGAAAAAATACCATACGACCGCACTGATAAAGGCGCACCATCATTTACCAAAAACTTTCTAGCCACACATCCAGCTGAGCTACCTAAATTAATTAACGAAGCAAGAGAAATAAACAAAGCCAACACAACATTTATTGATACGATACTGAAGCATGAACACAACGGACGCATACACGCTGAGATAAATCAGATACGCTCTGACCAGGGCGGTACAGTTACAGGTAGGTTTAGTTACAATAATCCAAACCTCCAGCAGATACCAGCAAGACACAAGCATCTTGGCCCGCTGATTAGAAGTTTGTTTATACCAGAAGAAGGACATACCTGGGGTTGTTTTGACTACAGCCAACAAGAACCAAGAATTTTAGTGCACTTTGCATCACTAATGAAACTAGAAGGCACAAGCACAATTGTTGATGAATACAGGAGCGGTAGTGCAGACTTTCACCAGATGATCGCTGACATGGCCGGTATAGAACGTAAACAAGCAAAGACAATTAATCTTGGCATTATGTATGGAATGGGTAAGAATAAGCTTATGGCTGAACTAGGACTCATGAAAGATGCTGCAGAAAAACTACTCAAGACG